ACAGTCCACAAAGAGACGAACACGATTTTGTTCAAGGGCAAGCTCGACTACGTTCCGTTCAGTATGTACTCACTGAACCACAGCGGCATCGACTGCACGGGCATCTCAGAAGTGCAGTTGATCCTCGACCAGCAGACGAACATCAATCAGCTACTGACCCTGTGGAAGCGCATCGTCTACATGCAGGTCCCCAAGATTCTGTACGACGCTGGTAAGATCGACAGCAGCACCCTCGATACGGCGATGGATGCCATCGTCGGGTCGTTGGTCCCGGTGGACGCTGAGGGCGTGGACGAGATGCGCAACTTCGGGGCGTTGTTCTACGAAATGCCGATGCCGGATGTACCAAACTCCATCATCCAGTTCATCCAGCGGTTGGAGAACGACGCCGGCTTCGTCAGCGCACTCGCAGAGGCCGCCCGTGGTCAATCATCAGGGGCCAAGACCGCGACCGAAATGACCATCATCAACGCCCAGAGCAGGAACCGCCTGGCGACCCGTGAAGGCCATCTGAATGCCGCTGTCGAGGACGTTGGCAGCAAGATGTTCTACTTGATGCAGCGGTACATGAAGCGCGCGAAGATGGTTCGTATTGCGGGCAACGAAATGTTCACCCACCTGCCGCTCCAGACCCTCCGGCAGCTGTCGATGGACTTCGAGATGGTGGCCTACAACCCCATCCGGAAGAACCCTGCCGTTCTGTTGGAGACCCTGCAGGCCATGGTGCCGCTGCTCGCACAGGCCCCGAACATCGACATCTACCGCCTCTTCGAGGAGTTGGTCAAAGGTCTTGGGCTTCCGCCGGACATCGTCATCCCCGAGGAGAAGGCTCGCGCAGCCCAGGCGCAAGCTGCCCAAGCGGCAGCTGCAGCCGAGCAGCAGAAGTCTCTGGGCGGTGCCGCCGTCAAGGAGACCAAGACGGACTCCGAGGCCGAGGCCGTCATGCAAGGAGAGGCCGCCAACATGCCTCCTGAGGTTAAGGCCCAGGTCCAAAAACTCGCGGGTCGCCAAGGCCAAAGCCCCCCTCAGTAGGAGGTGCGTGATGTCCGATAGCTACTCGAAGGCGAAGAAGACTCTCACGGAGCGCGCCCGGAAAACGCAGCGCGACCGTACTGCCTGCAACAAGCCTCGTAGGGTCCGTAAGGGTGAGCCGGGACACGGTCGCAAGAAGAGCGTGGTGACCGCTTGTAAGGACGGCAAGAAGAAGACCGTGATGTTTGGAGACCCAAACATGAAGATCAAGAAGGCGCAGCCTGGACGCCGCAAGAACTTCCGAGCAAGACACAGTTGCGATACCGCAAAAGATAAGTTCTCTGCCCGTTACTGGTCATGTAAAGCATGGTAGCTGTTCCCCTTAGCCTCCCTCCGAGTCATTGATGCCAGTCCACGACCTGAAATGCGATGCCGGCCACCTCCTTGATGACGTCTTCCACTCTGTGACCGGGCTCCCGCTCTGCCCCGACTGTGGTGCTAAGACCTCCATCTCGTGGCATGGCCGGCGTGCACCCGGTGTCAACGGTTTCGGCACGGTCACGACCGACGGCGGAACGATGTCCACGATGGACTTCGAGAAGCACAAGCGGACGCTCGAATCGCGCAACCCTGGCATGCGGGTCAAGACCGAGTACCTGTCCGACAACCAGATCGATCAGCGTATCGACGCCCGTAAATCTCGCATTGCTGCCAACCGCAAAGCCCGCGGCGTCAACATCGACGCAGTCCGCGACGAGCGGGTTGACCGGTTGGAGCGAAAGAAGGAGCGCGTTCTTCGTGATACGCTCCCCCCAGAGGTCGCCAAGAAGAAGGTTGCCGCCCTCAACCACAAGATTGTCCGCAACAAGGCGACACTCACCACCTGACCGGAGCCCGTCATGAAGTCCATTCTCAAAGAACGCAAGAACAAGTCGAAGAAGAAGACCGACGCCTCCGATGTAGGCGACAAAGCACTCGACGACATGCTCGAAGGCGCCGAAGCCCTCGGTGCTGTTGAGGGTGCGGAGGGTGAAGCCGAAGACGCGATGATGGCTGATACCGAAGTCGCCGCCGAAGACGCGATGTCCGATACCTACGGCGATGACCCGGTCAAGGTCTTTGCCGACATTCTTGAACTTGACGAGCTCACCGCGCAAGCGATCTACAGCGAGGCAATGTCACTCGAAGAACTCTCCGAGATGTCGCCAGACGCGATGGCCAATAAGATCAAGGGCAACTACGATCTGCTCAAAAAGATCATGACCAACATGGGGGAGAAGGCCGCCCTGGCCATGAAGGACGAGTTGAACCAGCCGATGGAAGCACCGCCCGAAATGGCCGGACCTCCCGGAATGGAAGGACCGCCCATGCCCGGTGCTCCCCCCGCACTCGCCTGACCTGACCCCCTGACCCTCAAGGAGCAACCGTGAGTATCCCTCAGAGCAACAACCCCGAAGTCGCTACCCCGGAAGCAGACGGTCCCGCGTCCGCCCCTGCTTCCTCTCCTGCAGACCAAAACACACCCCCAGCGCCCTCCCAGGCACAACCTGCAGATAGCGACGCTCCTCCTATGGTTGCGACCAACGATGCCGCCGTAGGAGGAGCACCTTCGTCGGTACAAAGCGACGCGCAAGCCGCACCAACGGACACCGCGGCTGGCATGGTGGACGAAGCCTCCGTCGAATGGAATGGGGAGATGGACTCGCTGGAGGGCGCCGAGTGGTTCACCTCCATCCCAGAGAAAAACCGCAACACCTTGCTTGCCGGGATGAAGCGCAAGTACAAGAACCTCGAAGGCGGCTTCACACGCAAAACGCAAGAGATGGCCGATTTCCGTAAGGAAACCGAGACCGCCCAGGCCGCGGCTCGCACCAAGTTTGAAACAGACCTGAGCAAGTCCGAGAAAGAACTCGCCTACTACCGACGATTTCTCGACACCGGCGAAAGCCCGAGCGACCAGCTGAGACAAGAAGCCCAGGAGCTTCGCGAGAAGTTGTCCCAACTTGATGCCAGTGCTGCTGAGAAAGAGACCGCGCTGCGAGACCTGGTGCAGAAGGAGTTCCGCGAGAAGGAACTAAGCCCGCTACAAATGCGCCTGGAAGCCCTGCAGGCGGAACGCGACAGCGTACAAACAACGCTGGAGCAGCACCAAGAAACGGCTCAGCGCGAACAGGTTGAAAGAAATAACCAAGTGCTCGACGAGCTAAATCGGTGGGTGGACGAGAACGCCCCTGCACTTTGGGATGATGCCAACACCGACGCCCTCTTGATGTTTGAGAGTTCCCTGCGTACGGAACTCGCGGCAGACCCCGAAGTCGCTCTCCGGATTGTGGGTGCCGTGCATCCCGCTTTCGATCGTTCTGCAGCTGCCGCCGTTCCCGCCTCTGTCGAGGTGATGAACAACGACTCCACCGTGTCTTTTGGCCAGCTGGGAACAAGCAAACCGTTGTCCTACCTGGAGCATAAGCGCCAGTTGATGGACAGCATCACCAAGACCTGACCCTTTCGTCGTGCTACAGTTTCCGGCAACGAGGTTTTCATGAGTGTTTACGGTTCTTTCAACAGCACCTCACGGTCCTCCGTCGGCACCGCGTTTGACGCCGCAAAATCACATACCCACGTGATGAATGCGGCGGATCCTCGCAGGGTTTCCGGTGAGACTTTTCGGGGTTGGTTCCGCACTGTCGTCGTGCAGTTGTCCAGCATTTCGACCGCTGCGACCTTGACGCTGCGGATCTGCCGTGACTCCGCCGGAGACGAAATCATCGTCCCCGACACGGACGCCACCATCGTCACGGGGGTAGCTACCGCCACCGACGGAGCAATCGCGTACAAGATCGACATCCCGTACGTGGACCACGCGGACAACGACTCCTACTACTTGTTCTTCAAAGTGGACGCAGGAACAGTCACCGTTGACTCCTCTAACTTCTCTTGGACAGACAGCTGACCTTGTCTTCTCGTCTGGAGTAGTTCTTGCGCGGCCCTCCCCGCCCCCATACCCGCCACAGTGACCTAACCATGACCCAAGGTGTAGTTCCTGTTTTCAACCCCAGCACGGGCGCTTCCGGCGGACCGGCGGCGGGTGGTGGTGGTGACTACCGCCTCGACCCTGACGATGGTAGCGGCGTAAAAGCAGGAAACAACGGGGTGCTCAATACCATCGGATTCACGGATGGTGCCGGGACCTCTGTGAGCCACGTGGCCACGCTACAGGACGCACCTCCTGCCAGCGCGCTGACCTCCGGTTCTTTGACGATTGTCAGCACCGACCGAGCAAACCCTGATGTGACCTTCACACCAGATGTGATTGGTCGTTACCGCGTGGCTCTGACCGGCACAGACGCGAACTCGAACACGTCACTGGCCTCCACCCAAGTTCAAATCAAAGCGAACCCCCCTCAAGTGATCGCCCCCGCGAACACCACGGGCGGTGTCGGGGACGGTTTGATCACCGTCACGTTCACCAACGCAGGCGGGGCCGTCAGCAGTACCTCCGCCACGCTCCTCAAACCGGAAGGCTCCTCCGCGTCTCTGGGAGGCTCCTCGCCTTCCCTCGCAAGAACCTACACGCCTGACCTCCCCGGCAACTACGCCGTAGCCATGAGCGGCACGAACAGTGACGGCACCGGCGTGATTGCGACGAACACACGCAACGTCGTACTCCGAACACCTACCGCAAACGCAGGCGCCAACCAGAACTCCGTCGCCGCGGGTACTGTCACCCTGGACGGTTCCGGCTCGTCGCGACACGCGCAGTCCGGCGGAACTCTACTGTACCTGTGGACCTTCCTCTCCACAAACACGGCCACCCTCAGCAGTAGCACCGCACAGTCCCCGACATTCCCGGGCGTTGCTGGTGCCTCCTACACGTTGAATCTACGCGTTACGGACAACGAGAATAACGAGGTCGCAAACGACTCCGTGGACGTGGTGATGGTGGGTGAAGTCATGCCGGCAGCCTCGGCTGTTTGTGACTTCCGCTCTGACCTCACAGACATCAGTTCGCTATCTGCGGGCGCGACAACAAGCGTCTATGAGGACGATGGGTCAACGCTCAAGGCCACAGTCAAACACCTGGCAGCGGGCAACTCCTCTGGAGATGTCTACAAGGTGACCGAGGCCGATGGTCTGTATGTGCGTACAAAGTGGTCCGGCAGTGGCTCCAGCGTCAACCGCCGGTTCATCGTCATACCGTCCTTTCCCGGGGCGTCCCTCGACTGGGAAGGTCGCATCATCGTCGCCGTTCTGATGTCTATAGTGACCGTCGATGGCTCCGGCTCATCCAACACATCCACCGTCCG